ACACTTCTCAAGCGTATGGCTCTGCCGCAGGTAACGTGGCGCAGAACTATGCGACTGGCGGCGGAAATATCGCCATGGGGAGCGGCGCAAACCAAGCAGACTTGCGTTTGGCTAGGGGCAACGTCTCTGCGGGCCAGTACGGCAACTACGGTAACTTGTTGGGCGCGATAGGGGGGATGTTCAAATGAGAGTTAATGCTGGCATTGTTGATCCAGAACTAACGCAAGGCGTAATGACGCGCGGCTACAACGCCTACATTGACCGTGGCAACGCGCTGGTGCAGCAAGAGCGGGCTAACAAGCTGGCTGATTTGCAGTACCAGCAAACGATGGACGCTGAAAACCAGCGTCGGGCGTTGCAGTCGTTTATGAAGAACGCCGACCCAAAAGCTCCAAACTTTAAAGAAGGCCTGCGCATGATCGTCGGCCCGCAGGGGGTGATGGATTACGAAACGAAACAGGCGGCGGCTAAAAAAGCAGACGTTGAGTTTCGTATGAAGCAGGATGACTTTCTTAACCAGTTCAAGCGCAACGCTTCGGCCAATCCCTCACCCGAGAACTTAGCGCGGTGGCGCAACATCGCTGTGCGTGAAGGGTTTTACTCCGAAGAAGAAGCCGACGATACGGTTGAGCAACTACTGCAAATGCCCCTTGAAGAACGCGTGCGAGTGCTGTCGCAGGCTGGCGCAAGCCCCGGCGAGTTGAAACCTAGCACTATCCAAATCAATCAAGGTGGGCAGACTACTGTGGCTCAAGTGCCCGCGTTCGGCGGCGCGCTTAGGACGATGGGCACATACGCAGACGTTCCGCTACCAGAAAATGTTGTGGAACAGAAGGCGCGGATTGCCCGCGCGGGGGGTACAAACGTCAACATAGATACGTCAGGCAAAAAGTACGGTGAGAGGTTTGGTACGCTGGCCGCCGAAAACGACATGAGGCTGATGACTACGGCTCAGAGCGCGCCGGAGTTGGCGGCTACGGCTGACCGGATTACCGATTTGTTGGCGACAGGGAAAGTCATCACCGGCACCGGCGCAAATGCTCGGTTGCAGATCGCCAAAGCACTTAATCTTGTTGGCGGCAACGACGACGAAAGCATCCGCAACACGGAAGTTTTGGTGTCGCAACTGGCCTCGACTACGCTGGAGTCGATCAAATCGTCTGGCCTTGGGTCAGGGCAAGGCTTTACGGATAAAGACCGTGAGTTCTTGGAAAAAGCCCGCGCGGGTCAGATTACATACGACGCCAGTTCGCTTGCTGAGTTGGCTCGACTGTCTCGCCTGACAGCGGAAAAGAGCGCAGAAACTTGGAACAGCCGCGCTAAGAAAATTCCTAGTGAAGCATTGGAAGGGACGGGTCTTTCTACTGACCCCGTTGTCATACCAAAACGCGGCGGCGCGCCTATCTATGCCACCAACGGAAAAGACCGTATCATGTCTACTGACGGTGGTAAGACTTGGAAACCGGCTAAATAACTATGGCACTTCCCGCTGGATTTACGCTTGAACAGCCATCGTCGGAAGGCGTAAGTCTCCCCGCCGGTTTTCAACTGGAGCAGCCCGCCTCGCGGGCTAAATACGCGCTGTCTGAAGTCCCTGGCGCGGCGCTTAAAAATGCGCCTGCCAGCGCGGGTCGGTTTGCAACTGGAATGTTGGAGATGGTTACCAGTCCACTCCAGACGCTCACGGGCATACTCGACATCGGCGCAGGCGCGCTCCGCAGCGCGCTACCCTCGCAAGTCGTCAACTTTGTAGACCAGTTTGACGCTGACCCTGCTGCTGCTAAACGCGCCAGCGCGGCTGCAAAGGCAGCGGGAGGAATGTACGCGGATAGGTACGGCGATTACGAGTCTATCAAGCGCACGTTTGCTGAAGACCCTGTTGGCGCTGTCGGCGATTTGTCTACGCTACTGGGTGGCGGCGGCGCGGCGGCGCGCGTTGTCGGCGCTACAGCCACAGGCAACGCGCTTGCTAAAGCATCTACGTTAACTAACGTCGCGCTCCCGTTTGCTAAAGCTATTGAAGTGCCGGTGCAACTGGCAGCAAAAGGTGTGGGCGCGGTTCGTAACGCGCTTGACCCTAAGTCGGCGGCGTACATAACCGCCGCTGAAGGGCGGGGCGGCGAGATACTGAACGCCTTGCGTAACCCAACACAACTTGTGCCGGGAAGTATGCCAACGGCAGCACAAGCCGCCGCGCCAGTTGGCGCTACGCGGTTCTCTGTGCTGGGGGCCAGTTCAGCCAAGACGTTGCCAACGCCGTACTTTGAGCGTGGCGAGGCGCAAAAAGCCGCTCAACTGGCCGCCGTCCAACAAGTTGGCAGAACGCCGGAAGAACTTAGGGTGGCTGAAGCCGCGCGTGCCGCCACAGCCAAAGAACTGTACGGTGTTTCTGATGAGGCTACGCTGCCTGGGCGCGAGCGTCAGTTCCGGCCCGTACAGGTTGGCACAACGCCGAAGGGCGCGCCGTTGAAAGAAGTTGAGTCCGGCGTACCGCAAATGGTTGAGGCTGGCGTTGACCCGTTGACAAACCAACCGATCATGAAGCCCGTGTCGTCGGTAGGTGGTCAGCCCATCTATGAACACGTTGTCGCTGGGTACAAGTACGACCCAGAACTTGTAAAGTTGATGGAGCGCCCTGCGGTTAAAGCAGCGTTTGATGACGCTGCAACCATAGCCGCCAACAATGGTGTACCTATGTTCACCAGCGAAGGAAAACTTACCGGCAAGGGCGCGCACTTAGTAAAACTCGCGCTTGATGACGCGGCCAACCCAACGCCGGGGACTCCTTTAGCAGCAAATGCTGCCAATGCCATTCAGACCGCCAAGAAAGGCTATCTGGCGTGGGTAGAAGATAAGGTTCCGGCGTACAGAACGGCGCGCGAAACCTTTGCTGCTGAGAGCAAGCCTATCAACCAGATGCAGGTCGGGCAGTACCTTGAAGGCAAACTGACCCCCGCACTTGGCGAGGAAACGGCGCGGTTACGCTCGGCTGGTTACGCCGCCGCGCTTAAAGAAGCGCCGGGGACTATTAAGCGCGCCACCGGCCAGTCTAGGTTCGATCAGTTGAGCGACATTCTTGACCCAGACCAGATAAAAATACTGGAAGGCGTTCGGAATGATCTGGCGCGAAATAAGCTGATGGAGGCGCAAGCTTCTGCGGCCAGAGGCGCAGGGCCAGACGTAAACCTGTTGGGTTCAGCGGTGATGAGCGAGGCGCGTGTTCCGAACTTTATGAACACGGTTGCTACGGTCGCCAACGACATCATGCGGCGTTTGCAAGGGAAACTAGATCAGAAGTTGGCGATAGAATTGGCGACTGAAATGCTAGACCCTGCGGCAGCAGCTACCGCACTAGAAAAAGCTTTGGCGCGGCAGGCGCAGGGGCAAAAACTTAGTGATCCTTTCAAAGCTGCGGGTAAAGCCGCGTCTGCCGTTATCCGCACGCCCGCCGCCGTCAATGTTCTTTCCCAACAAGAACCCACCAACAGGCTGATCCTTGAATGAACTCACAAGACCTCATCAATCTTGCCTTCGGGGCAGCGGCAAGCGTGTTGGGCTGGTTTGCCCGCGAGTTGTGGTCAGCAGTCAAAGAGCTGAAAATTGATCTTGCCAAACTGCGCGAGGAACTGCCGCGAACGTATGTGGTGCGTGATGACTACAAGTCAGACATCCGCGAGATCAAGGAGATGTTGACCAAGTTGTTTGACCGTCTGGACAACAAGGCCGACAAGTGAATGAACTTCTTCGACTTCTGGGAAACATTGCCCCTGCTTTGGCAAGCATTGTTGCTGGCCCTGCCGGGGGTGCTGCTGTGTCTGCTATTGCTCGGCACCTGGGAGTAGCGGATACCGTTGAGGCGGTGACTCAGGCCGTCGCTGCTGATCCAGACGCGGCGCTGAAGCTGGCTCAGATCGACCTTGAAACAATCAGGGTTCAGCACGCCAACACCGAAAACGCTCGGGCCATGCAAGTCGCTGCGCTGGCCCAGTCGGATGTGTTCAGCAAACGCTTCACAATGTACCTGACGACGTTCTGGAGCATTGCTGCGGCGGTGTACATTGGCTTCATCACTTTCTCAATAATCCCAGAGCCAAACGTCCGGTTCGCCGACACCATCCTCGGGTTTATCCTAGGCACGGTGATCGCCACCATGCTAAATTTTTGGTTCGGCTCCTCGATTGGCTCGAAGGAAAAAGATGCGCGAAAACTTTGAGAAAAGTCTGGCCGAGCTGCTCAAGCACGAAGGCGGTTTTGTAAACCACCCGTCTGATCCTGGCGGCGCTACCAATCTCGGCGTGACGCAAGAGGTCTGGGAGGATTGGATTGACCGCACGGTCAGCGAAGAAAACATGAAGGCGCTGACGCCAGCCAAGGTCGCGCCGCTGTACCGTGAGATGTACTGGGACAGGATCAAGGGTGACAAACTGCCGTCTGGCGTGGACTACTGCGTGTTTGACGCTGCCGTTAACAGCGGTGTGTCTCGCGCAGCCAAGTGGCTCCAGACAACGGTTGCAGCCGTTGCAGACGGCGCTATCGGTGAGCAAACGCTCAAACTGGTAGCGTTGACCAACCCCCAGATGCTGATCGACAAGTACAGCGCGATCCGGCTGGAGTTCCTCAAGGGCCGATCAACCTGGCCCACGTTTGGCAAAGGCTGGGAACGCCGGGTAGAAGAAGTCAAAGCCACCGCACACAAGATGTGTGGCGGCTGATCCTTCTCCTGCTGGCAGGCTGCGCTAGTCCTCTTGAGGAGGACCTTTGGCATTGTCAGGAGCAGGGTCAGTTTCTGGTTTGCGTTCCAGAACGCTCCATCGATGCCCTGTCTGGCACTCGTACCGCCGATAGCGTCCATCCAGCCGGGGGCGAGACTCCTTGACCTTAGCGTGCCGGCCACACTCAGGACATTTGATCACGCCACACTTTCAGCAACATCTTTAAGTCTGCCCGCAGCGCGTCAATCTCGGCCTGCTGCTGCTTGATCTTGTCATGGGCCTCTTGGGCAAACTTCACCAGCGTCTCGCGTTGCCAATCTTCAAAAGTCACTTTTTCGCCTGCCGGATTCATGTGCGTAATTTCGGATGTAAAGGGTTAGCGACACAACGTCGCTTTTGACGTGGGCGGGGATCGGCGTTGGCACGGTGTAGCCAACTGCGGCCAGCGCACCTAGCACAATGCCCTCGGTCTTCTCTGGCGGCGCGTCCTCGGTCAGCATTGCCACCAGCATACAGCGGCGGAAGATCAGCATATCATCAGCCACACAATCAAGACAGCCAGCAAGACCGTAACCCCTACGGCCAGCCAGAATGACCACGGCTGGGCGGGGTCATCGTCGTAAATGTACTCATGGGTATATGGGCCAAACGCTTCCTGTAGCGTTCTTGGGTGTTTATGGTTCATACAATACTTCCTCTGCTGCTTTAGGATAGGGTAGTTTTTTAAGTTTCAACATAAAATGTAAAATTTTTTTGTGTTTCTTATTAGAGGGTAACAAATAAAGATAACGGTGTTTCCCTTCTCTTTTAACAGGTTTCCAATTGTTTTCCTGCACAAATTCCTTTGATACATTCACACCATTCTGTCTTGGGTGTCTAAGGCGGCCTGTGCTATCCTTGTAGAATGTCGCCCTACCTGATGTACCAGTATACAAAGCATTAGTTGCTTGGTATATTGTGCCTATGTGTCCTTCTGTTGCGTCGGCAAAAGATAAGACTGCATTATAGTTTGGCCTGTCTTGTTTTAATAACTTTAATGCTCTAACAATAAAGAAACTCTCAGAATTTTTAGGGCAATCATCAAGTAAAACAAGGCGGTGTAATTCAGTTACTGACCGCTTATATTCCGCCCCAAATACACTTGCACATACTGCTTCAGAACAGGGCGTAGCAAATGCACATACCCCAACAAGTCTGGCATTATCAAATAGGCCGTAACACATAGGGCCGTTATGAATCCCATGGGAATAATGATGAATCTTAACAAACTCTTTACCCAACGAGGATGTTATTTTGTCTACGGTGTAGTCAATGTGATGGCTGGTGTATGGGCCGAAAGCTGACTGCATTGTTCTTGGGTGTTTATGTCTCGTCAATAATTCTCCTAAAGTTACTCAATTCCATGCACCCGTTCAATCGCACGGGCAAGCGCACATCTGCCATGCTCAAGAGTCGCGTCAACCAGCGCATACACCTCGGCATCCGTCAGCGGCTTGCGCTGGGGTGGGTGTAGATACAAAGGCGTCCAATCACTACCAAACAGCCCACCATCGTTGACTGCTAACGTGTTGTCACGTTGACGTAGCCACGCCACAGGCTCACTCATGTTTTTCCCCACATAATTTCGCTGTTATGCCCTGCCACCTCTTTGTTCCGCGCCCACCGGCCTGCCTTCTCGGCAGTCTCATGCGGGAACGCAGGCCACGACCAGCACTCGCCATCCCACCAGCGCCAGCCGTTGTTCCAACTCGGCGAACGGATTCTCCATGTTGGATACCAGCCTGCCTCTGGGGGTTCGCCCTTATGCCATTTCATACCGACCTCGCCGTACTCAACAACTCAATCCTCTCCCGCGACACTCGCAGGGCGTTGTACCTCTGGTGAAGTCTCTGCAAGAACATCGCCCTGCGGCGGTTCTTGATCTCGTGTTCCAACATCGCCAGCACCGTCGGCTCGTCGAACGTGTTTAGGTGTTGGTTCAACACCCTCCAGTTTTCTA